GCGCACCACCGGCTGACCGCCTGGAAAACCCGCCGCGCTCGCAAGGCAGTCGGCGATCTGTTCGAGACCGAAGGAGCTGCCGCATGACCTGGACCGCCGTAAAAGACAAACTGCCCGACGACGAAATGACCGTCCTGCTGGCACTCGCCGACGGCGAGGTGTGGCCGGGTTTCCATGAAGGCACGCAATGGTTCTACGTCAGCGCCGATCCGGTCGGCGTCGAGGTGCTGCTCTGGGCCGAGTTTCCCGCGCACCCCGGCGCCGGTGGCGACGGCGGCGGCATGGGTATGCCCACCACCGACCAGGTGCACAAGGGCGACCTGCGCCGCGTCCTGCGCGATCTGATCGCCACCATCGAGCTGCAGACCGACTGCATGGACAACACCATCGACCGCGCCACGCTCGATCCTTACATCGAGCGCGCCGAGGATCTGCTGGGCGAGACGCTGGAGGAGATCGTCAAGTGATGCTCACCAAGGAACAGCGTGCAGACCTGGCGGAGACGCTGGCGAGCCCTTGGGGCGCCGTTGCGCTTATCTGCGACGGGCGCCGCGTGGATCTGCAGGTTCAGCGAGAACGCGGCCCAAGCATCACGTATCGCGTCATGACGTATATCGACGGCAAGTTCCGCGGCTCCTGGTGCAAAGGCGACACGCCCGAGGCCAAGTTCCTGCGCAAGCGGGTAGCGCCGCTCACCTCACCAGCTCGGCGGAAGGAGGCGGAAAAAGCGCTGGGCAAGCGCTGGGTTGCCAAGCAACCGTTTTACACGGCGACGCACACCTTCTGGCACCCCGACTGGCCCAACGGCAAAGCCGCGATCAATCACCTGTGCAAGGCCTGCGAGTCCGTCGAGATCGCGCCGGAAGCCGCCGCACCATGACCCTCCCCCGCAACAAGCTGCTCGCCCGCCTCCACTGCATCAAGAAAGAGCAGGGCTGGTCCGACGACGAGTATCGCGACATCCTGCAGGCCAGGAGCGGCGCCCGCTCCGGCGCCGATCTGGACGATGCCGCACTGGCGCGTGCGGTCGCCGCCCTGGGCGCGCAGAAGCCGAAGGGCGCCAAGCCGGACAACGAATGGCAGTGGGTCAACACGGCCGCCGCCGACAAGCGCCCGGTGCTGTGGAAGATCCGCCGCATCTGCATCAATCTGGGCATCGCACGCGGCCAGCAGATCGCCTACGCCGAAGGCGTCGCCGCCCGCATCGCCGGCTGCGAGCGCCACCTGCGCATGATGGACGCTGGCGAGCTGTGGGTGCTGATCGGGCCGCTGGAGAGGACCGCGCGTTACAAGGCGGGCACGTGAAGCTCTCGCTCGCCCACCTGCCGCGCACCGCCCGCGACCTGGTTGATCTGATCGGCCTGCCCGCCGCCCTAGCGCTGATCGAAGCGCGCGCCGGGCAAGTCATCACCGTGCCGAAGCGCAAACGCAAAGCCGGCCACACCCTGTTCGAAGAGCTGGCCGACCTGATCGGCGCCGACGCCGCTGAAAAGATCGTCGGCCGCTATGGCGGCGAATACCTGACCGTGCCATCATGTAAGCGCGCCGCGCACGCCGTGCGCGATGCCGAGCTGCAGGCCCGCTTCGACGCGCTGCTGCAAGAAGGCCAGGGCGCCCGCGCCGTCGCCAATCAGCTCGCGGCCGAGTTTGGCCTCGATGTCAGTACCGTCTGGCGCGCCAGCAAGCGCGCCGCCGCCGACACCGCCAACCCGGCGGCGGTGATCGAGACGCGCCAAGCCGAACTCTTCGCCTGATTTCCCCGCTGGCGCCCGCCAGCGGGTTTAGCTTCGCGCGCCCGAGCACCATGCGGCAATGTGCTCGCGCTGCCGCCTATACCACACTGATCCCGCCAACAAGATGACGGCGCACGGCTTCGGCCGCTGCGCGCATCTGGACGTCTGGCACTACCGCAGCGGCCGCGCGCCGGCCTGCCACTTCGACCCGTCCCGCTTCGCGGAGGCCAAATGAAGATCCCCCGCATGATCGTCTCGACGGTCCTCTCGATCGCCCTCGGCATCGCCATCAGCCAGCTGGCCCCCCAGCAGGCCCTGGTCACGCTCTACAAGTTCAGCCTGGTCACCGGCGCCGGCGTCGCCGGCTACTACCTCGACCGCGAACTGTTCCCCTACGCCCGGCCCGACATCTTTCTGGTCGGCGGCCGCGAGATCGCCTTCGCCGCCGCGCAGATCCGGCGCGCCCTCATCGTCGGCGCCATGATGCTGGCCGTGGGGCTGGGTGCCTGATGATGGCGCGCATCGCGGCCCGCCTGGCGCTGGCGCTGATCGTCGTGGCATTGATCGGGCTGCCGCTCATGGCGCTGGCGCAAGACATCCCCCGCGAAGCCCAGCAGTACCGCCGCGAGCTGACCCGCAACGCCCGCATGATCTGGGGCCTCGATGCCCCGGTGGCCACCTTCGCCGCACAGATCCACCAGGAGAGCGCCTGGCGCCCCGATGCCCGTTCGCCCTACGCCCACGGCCTGGCGCAATTCACCCCGGCCACCGCCGACTGGATCGGCGGCCTCGACCCGCCGCTGGCCAATCCCGACACCGGCAACCCCACCTGGGCGCTACGCGCCCTGGTCCGTTACGACGCCTGGCTCTATGCCCGCGCCCCGGCCGCCAGTAACGCCACGCCCTGCGCCCGCATGGCGCTGACGCTACGCGCCTACAACGGCGGCCTGGGCTGGCTGCAAAAGGAAGCCCGGAGCGGCCGCCCCTGTGAAGCCTTCCGCAGCGCCGCCAACTGCCGCGAGAACCTTGGCTACCCGCAGCGCATCCTGACGCGGCTGGAGCCGATCTATGTCCGCGCCGGCTGGGGCACGGGGGTCTGCGCATGAACACCCTACTGATCGCTTTGGGCATCTTCCTCGCCGGCTTCGGCGCCGCGTGGAGCTGGCAGGGCGCGCGCGGCGCGGCTGAGATCGGCACCCTAAAGACCAAGCACGAAAAAGAAGCCGGCGCTGCCGCACGCACCGCGGCCGGGGATCTCAAGGCCGCCCAGGATCGGGCCGACGCCATTGCCCGCGCCGCCGCCGTGCGTGACGCCACGCAGGACCAAAAACTACAGGAGGCACACCATGCGCTCAAGACTGCTACCCGCAACCGCCCTTGCCTGGGCGGCCCTGCTTTGCGCCTGCTCGGCGAATCCCCCGGCCTCCGGCTCGCGCCTGCCATCCCCGCGCCTGCCGGCCCACCTGACCACGGATCTGCCGCCCCTGCCGCCGATCCCGCGGACCAGGGAGAACACGCCACCGACACCCAGATCGCCGACTGGATCGCCACCGCCGGCACCTTCTACGAACGCTGCCGCAATCGCATCCGCGACATCCGCGCCTGGAGTGAAGGGTCGTGACTGATGTGTTCGATCGCGCCTCCGATCTCGAAGAGCAACAGCGCCAGGATGCGCTACAAGCGCAAGCCCGGCGCGCCGGCCTTGACGGCAAAACCGTCAAGGACTCGGCCTCGCATTGCGGCGTCTGCGGCTGCCTTATCCCTGTCGCCCGGCGCCGTGCCGTGCCCGGCGTGCAAACCTGCGTGAGTTGCCAGGAAGACCTCGAAAGGGCCGTGCTATGACCGTGCAAGTTGAATTCTGGCAGCTGGTGACCTTGCTGGTCGCCTTCTTCAGCTTCGTCGGCGCCGTCGGCAAGTTGCTGCTCAACCAGATCGACAAGCGCCTGGACGAACGCTTCACCGCCCAGGAGGAAGTTCGCAAGGGCGCGCAGAAGATCTGGCAGAAGGCCTTCGACGACCACATGGCCGCCGAGCGGCGCGAGACCGAAGCCCTGCACCAGCTGGAAAAAGACTTCCTGCGCTTCCAGGGCGATCTTCCGCTGCACTACATCCGCCGCGAAGACTACATCCGCAACCAGACCATCATCGAAGCCAAGCTCGACGGCCTGGCGCTGAAGCTGGAAAACATTCAGTTGAAGGGGAATCGCCATGATTGACACCCAGCGCGTGCGACGCGAATTCATCCGCTGGATCCTGCTGATCGCGCTGAACAATGCGCGCGCCGGCGGCGGCGCTTCCGAGAACCTGCTGCTGCAGATCGTCCAGGGCGAGTACGGCGACGCCTCCGCCATCGAGATCCGCGCCGAGCTGGATTACCTCGAAGCGCGCGACCTGGTCAGCATCGACAAGCGGCCCGACGGCCGCTGGGTGGCCGACATCGGCCGCTACGGCATCGATATCGTCGAGTACTCCGTCGACTGCGACCCCGGCATCGCCCGCCCGAAGAAATACTGGCCCGGTAGCTGAGCCGTGGCCAAGCGCTCCAAGATCGCCACCATGCCGGCCGAGGTCAAGGCCTGGCTCGACGCTGCCCTGGTGGAAAGCAATTTCAGCGGCTACGAGCAGCTCGAAGCCGAGTTGAAGGCACGCGGCGTCCATATCGGCAAGAGCAGCATCCACCGCTATGGCAGCGCCTTCGAGAAGAAGCTGGCGAACCTGAAGCTCGCCAGCGAGCAGGCCAAGGCGATTGTCACCGCCGCCCCTGACGATGAGGGCGCAGTGAACGAGGCGCTGATGCGCATGGTGCAGGAACACCTGTTCAACCTGCTGAACGCCGAAGAGGCCGGCGGCTTCGATTTGCCCAAGGTGGCCCGCGCCGTGGCCGACCTCGGCCGTGCCACGGTCACGCAGAAGAAATGGCAGACGGAGGTCCGCGCCAAGGCCGCCGCCGCGGCTGACGCGGCCGAGAAGATCGCCAAGAAGGGCGGGCTGTCCGCCAGCGCCGTCGACGAGATTCGCCGCAGCATCCTGGGCATCGCCACGTGATTGCCGACCCGCTCACGCACACGCTGACCCCGGCAGCGGCGGCCGATGCGCCGCCGCCGGCGTTACTGCCCTACCAGCAGCGCTGGGTGGCCGACGACTCGCAGCTCAAGATCGCCGAGAAAAGCCGCCGCATCGGCCTCACCTGGGGCGAGGCCGCCGACGACGCACTGATCGCGGCCAGCGACGGCGGATCCAACGTCTTCTACATCAGCGCCACCCAGGACATGGCTATCGAGTACATCGAGGCCTGTGCCATGTGGGCGCGCGTCTATGACCTGGCCGCCAGCCAGATCGAAGAGGGCATCCTCGAAGACGGCGACAAGGAAATCAAGACCTACAAGATTGACTTCCCGAAATCGAAGAAGCGCATCGTCGCGCTCTCCAGCCGGCCGGCCAACCTGCGCGGCAAGCAAGGCGTGGTGGTAATCGACGAAGCCGCCTTCGCCGCGGATCTGGCCGGCCTGATCAAGGCCGCGATGGCCATGCTGATGTGGGGCGACAAGGTGCGCATCATCAGCACCCACGACGGCGACGACAACCCCTTCGCCGAACTGATCAACCAGGTGCGCGCCGGCAAGCGTGGCGGCACCGTGCATCGCATCACCTTTGCCGACGCGGTGGCCGATGGCCTGTTCCGGCGTGTTTGCCTGCGCAAGGGCGCGCCCTGGACCAAGGAAGCCGAAGACGCCTGGGTGGCGGCCGTGCGCACCTTCTACGCCGAAGACGCCGACGAAGAGCTGGACGTGATCCCGGCCAGGGGCGGCGGCACCTACCTGCCGCTGGCCCTGATCGAAGCGCGCATGGTGGCGCCGGGTGAGATCGTGCCGGTGGTGCGCATGCGCTGGCCGGTCGAGTTCAGCCTGTTGCCCGAGCCGATCCGTAACGCCGAGGTGGCCGCCTGGTGCCAGGAGCACCTGGCGCCGGTGCTGGCCGGCCTTGACCGCGATCGCCGCCACGGCTTCGGCGAAGACTTCGCCCGCATCGGCGACCTGACCACCATCACTGCGCTGGAAGAAGGCCGCGACCTGGTGAGCCGCCCGCGCCTGGTGGTCGAGCTGGGCGGCTGCCCCTTCGCCCAGCAACGGCAGATCCTCGCCTTCATCGTCAATCGCCTGCCTCGCTTCTTTGGCGGCGCCCTGGACGCCACCGGCAACGGCGCCGAGCTGGCCGAGTATGCCGCCGACACCTGGGGGCACAGCCGCATCGAGCAGATCAAGCTTTCCGACATGTTTTACCTGGAACAGATGCCGCGCTTCAAGGCCGCCCTCGAAGACGCCACGCTGGACGCCCTGCCGCGCGACGACCAGCACCGCGACGACCTGCGCGCCCTGAAGAAGATCAACGGCGTGCCCAAGCTGGGCAAGGCCAAGACGCAGACCGCCGATGGCAAGAAGGTGCAGCGCCACGGCGACTTCGCGATCTCGCTTTTTCTGGGCCACTACGCCATGACGCGCGACGGCGAGGCCGGGCGCTGCGACGGCTATGTTGCCATACCCCGCCGCGGCCAAGTCAGCGATGGCTCCGGCGGCCCCCCCGGCAATGACGACTATGGCGGCGCCAGCCGCAGGATGGTATGACCATGAAGATTCTTGACCAGTACGGCAATCCCATCGACCGCGGCGCCCTCGCGCAAGCCCTGAGCGAACCGCAGACCGCCCGCATCACCACGCTGGAAAACCAGTTCCTTACCCCCATGCTTGCCGGCCTGACGCCGACGCGGCTATCGGCCGTCCTCAAGGCCGCCGACGACGGCGACCTCACCAGCCAGCACCGGCTGTTCGCCGACATGGAGGAACGAGACGCCCACCTGCTGTGCGAGATCGGCAAACGCAAGCTGGCCGTAATGGATCTCGATTGGGACATCGCCCCGCCGCGTAACGCCACCGCCGCCGAGAAGGCCAATGCCGAGTGGCTGAAGGAAGTCCTGCAGGATGCCGTTGACCCCTTCGAGGATCTGCTGCTGGCGCTCATGGACGGCGTCGGCCACGGCTTTGCCACCACCGAGCTGGAATGGCGGCGCGAGGGCAAGGAATGGCTGCCGGCCTTCCACCCGCGCCCGCAGGAGTGGTTCCGCCTCGATCGCCTGCGCCGCGAACTGCGCCTGCAGGACGCCAGCGCCGACGGCGCGCCCCTGGTGCCTTTCGGCTGGGTGCTGCACACCCACGGCAAGGCCAAGACCGGCTACCTGGGGCGCATGGGCCTGCACCGGGCGCTCGTCTGGCCCTTCCTCTACAAGGCCTACAGCCTGGGCGACTTCGCCGAGTTCCTCGAAACCTACGGCCTGCCCATCGTGCTGGGCAAGTACTACCAGGGCGCCAACGCCGACGAGAAGGCCAGCCTGATGCGCGCCGTCACGGCCCTGGGCCACGACGCCCGCGCCATCATGCCCGCCGACATGAGCATCGAGATCAACAAGGTCACCGCCGACGGCAGCGGCACGCCACACCTGGCGATGATCGCCTGGGCCGACGCGGCGCAGAGCAAGGCCGTCCTCGGCCAGGTGCTCTCCGCCGAGGCCAAGGCCACCGGCATGGGCTCGGGCGTGGCCGACCTGCACGCCGAAGTCCGCCACGACATCCGCAACGCCGACGCCCGCCAGATCGCCGGCACGGTAACGCGGGATCTGCTCTATCCGCTGCTGGCGCTCAACCGCGGCGGCATCGACAGCCTGGCCCGCTGCCCGCACCTGGTATTCGACACCGGCGAGGCCGAGGACATCACCCTGCTGGCCGATGGCGTGGAAAAGCTGACCAAGGCCGGCATGCGCTCGATCCCGGTCAAGTGGGTGCACGAGAAGCTGCGCATCCCTGAACCGACGGATGGTGAAGCCACCTTGGGGCCCACACCCCCGCCCCTTCAAGGGGAAGGGGGAGCGCCCGCCGGGCCAGCCGACGAACCTGCAGCCGCCCGCGCCGCCCTCGCCGGCGCGCCGCCAGTGGCAGCCGGCAACTCCGACCTGCTGGCCGCGCAGCTCGCCGACGCTACCGCGCCCGACCTCGCCCGCTGGATACAGACGGTCCGCGCAATGCTGGACGGCGCCGACAGCCTGGAGCAATTCCGAGCCAACCTGCTGGCCGCCTACCCACAGCTCGACGCCAGCGGCGTGGCGGCGGCTTTGCGCGCCGCCATGATTACCGCCGACCTGGCCGGACGCTGGGACGTGGCGACCGAATCCGGCCTTGCCCAGCGCGACCCGGCGCCGCAGCAGATCACGCTGGCCGCCACGCTGGCGCTGCCCGAGTCGGTGCTGGCCGCGCTGGCCGCCGCTCAACCCGCAGCTCCTACCGTCATCGAAAACCACGTCCACGTGCCCGCCGCAGCGCCTTCCGTCATCGAAAACCACGTCCATGTACCCGAGACGGTGGTACATGTCGCTGCGGCGGAGGTCACCGTTAATAACGAGGTACTGCCCGCCCCGGTTAATACGGTAGTAACGCACCCCACCCGCGCCATCCAGACCGTCGAGCGTGATCCCGGCACCCTCGAAGTCGATCGCACTGTCACCGTCTACGAGCACGAGTAAGGCGGCCATGACCCCGCTCACCTGGCTCCTCGCCGCCACCCTCTACGTCCTCGCCGTGTGGCTGATCGTCCGGTTTATTGCGGGAGGGCGTGAGTAATGGCGACGGCAACCTTTACCGGAACTGGAAATTGGGACGATGCCACTGGCAAGTGGTCGGGCGGTGGTGGTACGGCTGGACAGCCTACTGCCGC